AAACGCAACTTTTGCAGGTGATGTGTTTAGTGATGGTTTATATGTAAACACAACAAGTGCTGTTGCTGGAACTCAAGTTGCAATAGTACAAGATGGAGCGCAAAACCTACAAAGATGGGGTTCTACTAGTGATGGTAGTTCTCAAGCATCATATAGATTTAGAATTGACCAAAACTTTGAATTTATAGGTAACAGTGGTAGTGCCGATACTATTACTTTAAAATCCTCAGATGGTTCTGCAACTTTTGCAGGTGATGTTACTGTAAAAGGCTCACATCTTTATATTTGGGGCGATAATACAGCAGTTGCAGGAAGCATACAGGCATATACTTCAAATGGTGGTTTATACCTTGAAGCAAGTGGAACAAATCAAAATATTGGATTAATTCCATCAGGAACAGGAACAGTTAATCTAACAGGAGATGGAGTGTTTTCAAAAAATGCAAAATTTACCGATGGTGCTGCCTATTCAAGTGCTGCTTCAATTAGACAGCAAAGTAATAACTTAATTTTTAGTGGTGGTTCTGACGGATATTATTTTAATAAATCTGATAATAGTGCAACGCATTTTAGAATAGACAGTGTAGGAAACTCAACTTTTGCAGGAGATGTAACAGTATCTAAAGCATCACCAACTTTAGAAATTTCATCTACAAGTGGTGGTACAGCTCAGATCATAATAGGTAGAACTTTAGACACTAAAGCAAGAATAAAATCTGGTGATCAATTAGCTGGTGATCTTACATTTTCAACTGGAGGTACTCGTAGGTTAATGATAAATAACAGTGGGGCTGCTAAATTTGCAGGAACTCTAGGTGTTTCTGGTAAAGACCCTGTTTATGGATTAACTTTACCACAAGGAAGCGGTAGCGGAAATAAAATAGCTTGGACTGATTCTACAACAACATTTGCCGCTAGTATTTATGCAAACAATACAAATGATAAATTAACCTTTGCTACTAAAAACGCAAGTAATGCTGAAACAGTTGCTTTAGAAATAGACATATCACAAAACGCAACTTTTGCAGGTGATATAAGTACAAGCACGGTTCAAATATCAAATGGCACAAGTTACAATGAAAACATTAGAATGTTTCCAAGTACATCTAATGATTATTCAAGTTTAATTCTTGGTGCTGTTAGCGGAACAAGTGGCACAGGTTATGGTCAATGGTCGTTAGTTAGATATCCATATGCAACACACTCACATAAATTTAGTATAAGACATAGTTCTGCTGATATAATGGTTATGACTACTGGAGGTGACACAACTTTTGTAGGAACAGTTAATGTAGGAACTAAAATTGGGCTACCAGATGGTGGAGATTTGTTTTGGGACGGTGGTTACAGTGTAAATAAACCTGTTTTAGCTGCTAACGGCACAACTATGAAAATGTATCCATCTGGCGCTAGTGGTGGTGTACAATTTTCATTAACACCTACTACTGCAACTTTTGGAGGAGCAGTTGAAGTAAATGGTAATTTTGTTGTAGATGGTGCTGGTGTAAGTACAGATTTTCAATTAAGAAGGTCGCTAAATGCAGCAGCACTTTTAACTATCAATGCACCTGGAGGTTCACCAAATGGTTCTGTATTTTCTATAAATGGGAATAGTGTAATGACGCTTGATGCAAATCAAAATGCAACTTTTGCAGGTGCTGTTGGTATTGGTGGAACAACGCCTTCTAATGGTTATATGATAGATATTACGCCAACAGCTGGTAATATAATTAGAAGCACAAGAGGTACATCAGTTTTTGGTGCATATCAATCTAATAATTCAGATGTTTACTTAGGAACAATATCCAATAATACTTTTAAAATAATAACTAATGATGGCACTGCAATAACAATAGGAGCAGATAAAAACGCAACTTTTGCAGGAATGGTTACTACAAATACTAGATTTAACGCAAGTACGCAAGCGTTACATTTTCCTAATTACAGTGGAACTCAAGGTTGGCAAATTGGTTCTGATAGTACAGCAGATGGTATGTACCTATATAATGAAAATGGTGTATATGCAATGAAACTTACAAAAACTGGTAATGCAACTTTTGCAGGGTCAATAAACACAAGTGGTAGTATAAATCTAACAAACGGTGGCGTAAACACAATAGCTGCTAGTAATTCTAGTAATGGTTATTTAAGGTTTTTAGTAGACCAACAAGGTGTTGCACTAACTCTTAACGCTGATACAACTTCTACGTTTGGGGGTATAATTTATGCTGTTGATGGAAATAAAGCTACACCAGGTTATTCATTTGCTAGTGATCCAGATACTGGTATGTTTAGAGACTCTGCTAATGTTTTAGTGCTTGGAGTAAATGGAGACACTAGAATTAGAATAACTAATAGTGATATAGTAACATATAAACCTCTTGGAGTTAATACTACTTCAATCACATCTGGCGTTGCATTAGACGTTGGCGGAGTTGGTTTAATAGGAGATTCTGGCGTTGGTGATTTTTACTTAGGAAACTACGCAACTGCTAATCATTTTAGATTTCACACTAACAATTCAAATACTTATTTTGATATGAATTGTGGTGATATATATTGGAGACAAGGAACGTCTACTAGATATCAGTTCTTTGCTTCAACCGCTAATATGACTATACAAGGTACATTAACTCAAAATTCTGATGCAAGAACTAAGGAAAATGTAATTGAAATAAGTGATTGTATTAGTAAGGTCAAAGCTATGAGAGGTGTTTACTATAATAGAACTGATTTTAATACAGAAGTTACTAAAGTTGGTGTTATAGCACAAGAAGTTGAAGCTGTGTTACCAGAACTTGTTTTAGAATCACCAGAAACAGGATTAAAATCTGTAGCTTACTCAGAATTAACATCAGTACTAATAAACGCAATAAAAGAGCAACAAGAAATAATAGAAGATTTGAAAACAAGAATAACTAAATTAGAAAACTAATAATTAAATAAATTTGTATATTTGTAGAAAATAATAATTATGGCAAACACATATTCTTGGGACATTCCAGCAGTAGATTGTAGACCTTTAGAAGAAGGTAACACAGATGTAGTTTATAACGTACATTGGAGATATTCTGCATCGGATGACGTAGCAGAACCTGACACTAAGCAAGCTACAATCATAGGTACACAAGTGGTTGCAGCACCTGAAGGTGATTTTATACCTTTTGCTGACTTAACAACTGATATAGTTGTAGGGTGGATAACACCATTAATGGATATGGATGAATTAAAATCTAATTTAGATGCACAAATAGCTGAGTTAGAAAATCCTACAAGTGTGACATTGCCATTACCTAACAACGAATAATTAATAATTACCAAGCAACGAATAATTAATAATAAACAAAAACAAAAATGGGGAATTTAACTGAAGAAGAGTTCAATCAATTAAAACAATTAGAAGGAACTAAAAATGCTATACACCACGATCTAGGTGCATTAGCTACACAACAAAAAAGACTACACAAAGGTTACGAAAATTTAGAAGAACAAAGTGAAAAATTCAGAAATGAATTAGTTGAAAAGTACGGAAAAATTAATGTAGACCTTAAAGACGGATCATTCAAAGAAGTAGAAGAAGAAGTTAAAGAGTAATGGCATATATCAATGGAACATCTTTTGGGCTGTTTCATAATGAAATATTGCTAGGACATTCTACAAGCGCTAGTTTTAATCTTAACGTAGACTTACCTAAATCAACAACTAAAGCATCTGCTGGTTTTCAAGAAGTTATTGCTGGAGTCAAATCAGGCACTATATCAGTATCTGCTTTAATAGATTACAGTGATACATTTGGCTTTGAAGAATTTAGCTCAATGGTACTTACAAGAGAGCTAAATAAATTTGTGTTTACACAAGAGGCTTTTTTAGGAATGACACTTACTGGCACTGGTTACATTGTAAATGTAGAGGCTATAGCTGAGGCAGAAAATGTTGTAAGCTATGATTTAGAAATACAATTAACTGATTTTTTTAGCATACAAGATGACAGAAGTGGTCACAGATATTGGAACACAACAGATGTATTTTGGAATAATGCTAACTTCAATTGGAATCTTGCATAATAAATAAATATTGTATATTTGTAGAAATAAAATATTATAAAATTTAAAAAATGGCTACAACATCAGTATTTAATGGAACTAACCTATTATTGAAAATCGAAACAGTAACTCTTGGACACACAACTAGTTGTTCAATGTCGTTATCAAATGATTTACCAGAAGCTACAACAAAGGATTCAAACGGATTCCAAGAAGTAATTGCTGGTGTAATAAGTGGTGAAATTTCATTTGAAGGATTAGTAGACTATAGTGATTCATCAAACGCAATTCAAATGGCTGATTTCTTATTAGCTAGAACACAAATTACTTGTGTATTTGGTACAGCCGAGACTGGCGATTCTGTTTATACAGCAGAAGGATTTTTATCTTCATTAGAGCAATCTGCTGAAATGGAAAGTCCTGTTAGCTATTCTGGTTCAATTACGTTAACTGGAGCAATTACTAAGTCAACAAACTAACATTAAAAACACATAAATGGCAAATAGAAAAAGGGGTTACTACACCATTAAATTGGGTGGTAAAAGTCGTACAATGCATTTTTCAATGAATTTTTGGGCGAACTTTACTGAATCATTAGGTATATCATTAGACCAAATAGGCGCTATCTTTGAAGGTGGCGTTTCTATTAAAAACATAAGAGCGTTGATACATTCAGCGCTTTTAGCTTTTGACCAAGAAGAAAATAATGAAATAGATTATAATGAATTTACAGTAGGTAATTGGTTAGCTGATTTAGAAGCATCTAAATTAGAAGATATTGTTTCTGTAATGTTAGAATCTAAAATTCTTGGTAATGATTTAAACGTTGGTATAAAACGTAAGGTCACAAAAACTACAAAAAAGGGAAAGTAAAAGCGTCCATTAGTTGGGACGATATTTTAGATTATTATATCGGTCAAATAGGGATTTCACCAAGTGATTTTTGGACGCATACTTGGGGTGAAAATCAATTACTCGGTGAGTCCCATATGATCAAGCAGAATTTAGAGTGGGAACGTGTACGTTATTTATCTATGATTTTATTTAATATAAATGTAGATAAACGTGCAAATATGATTACTCCTGATAAATTATTTCCATTACCACAAGATGTTTATTTAGAAAAGGATAAACCAAAAAGCACTAGAGAACAATACGACAGATTTTTAAAACAAATCAACAAAAGTAAAGAGAAAAATTAAGAGTCTTTTTTTTTGTATTTTTGTTAAAATTCTAAGATATGGCAACACAACCATTAAGAGTAAAAATAAATGGTGATGCTAGTGGCTTAAATAAAGCTGTTTCAAGTGCATCAAGCAAATTAAAATCATTTGGTGGTAAACTAAAAGGACTAGGCTCTTCTTTGCAAGGTATTGCATTGCCTATGGCTTTGTTAGGTGGTGCTAGTGTAAAAATGGGATTAGACTTTGACAAGTCTATGACTAAAATTAAGGCACTTGTAGGAGTTGCTAGTGATGAGGTAGATAAAATGGGAGAAAGTGCTAGAAAAATGGCACTCGCAACAGGTGTAAGTAGTAGTGAAGCAGCTAATGCTTTATTTTTTATAACCTCTGCTGGTTTAAATACTGCCGATTCATTAGAAACTTTAAAATTTGCTACAAAAGCCGCAGCCTCTGGGTTAGGAGATACTGCAACTATTGCCGATTTGACTACTTCAGCAATGAACGCATATGCTGATGGGTCTTTAAATGCTGAATCTGCAACAGATGTTTTAACAGCTGCTGTACGTGAGGGTAAATTAGAGTCAAGTGAATTAGCTGGCGCAATGGGTGGTGTCATACCAATAGCATCTAATATGGGTGTATCGTTTGACCAAGTGGGTGCTGCGATGGCAGCTATGTCAAGAACAGGTACAAACGCTGCTGTAGGTGCAACACAATTAACAGCAATACTATCTTCATTAAAAAAACCAGCTGCTGAGGCTGAACAAGCATTACTAGCAATGGGACTTAGTACAGATGGTGTGCAAAAAAGTTTAGCAGAAGAAGGATTAATGAACACCTTAGAAATGTTAAAAGGCAAAACTGAAGAGTTTGGCGTTGACATTACAAGTATATTTCCAAACATTAGAGCCTTAAAAGGTGTGCTAGATTTGACTGGTGCTGGAATGGAAGATGCCAAAGGTATATTTGACTCACTATCTAAAAGTGCTGGCTCAACTGCCGAAGCATTTAAAATTACAGAAAAGAGCGCAAGTTTTCAATTCCAAAAAGCTGTTAATGGCGCAAAAGAAACTTTAGCTAGTTTAGGACAACAATTATTAGTTGCTGTAGTGCCTTTATTACAAAAGGCTGCAACGTTTGTACAAAATTTATATCAAAGATTTAACGAATTAAGTCCTAATACAAAAAAATTAGCCATTGCTTTGGGTGGTGTAGCAATAGCATTACCAACAATTATATCGTTGGCAGGTACACTTACAGGTATTTTAGGTGCTTTACTATCACCAATAGGTTTAGTAACAGCAGCATTAGCTGGCATAGCATATGTAATAAGTCAAAACTGGAATGAAATTTTGCCTGTTATAGTTGGTCTTTACAATCAATTTGTAGACTTATATAATTCATCAAAATTAATAAGAACAGCAATTGCTGGTATAGGTTCTGTGTTTAAATCAGTTTTTATAGCTGCTAAATCTCAAATAATGCAATTTGTTAATGTATTCCAAACTATGTGGAATATTATTAAAGAATTTTCCGAAGAAGGTTTAGATGGTAGTTTTGGAGATATCTTAAAACAAGGTTTTGACAACGGTAAAAAAATTGCTACAGATGCAGCGGAAGATATAGCAACAGAGTTTACAGATGGTTATACTAATGCGCTTGGTAATAATTTAGAAAAAAAGACAGTTGAACAAGTACAAAAAGGCTTAAATAATGCTGTTACCAAATTAAAAACTATTACAAAAAATGCGGTAAATTCTATTTTTTCTGGTGGAGGTGGTGCAGGTGGTGATTCTACAGAATCAGGACTTGCACAAGGTATGACACAAATCAATCAGCCATCTGCTTTAAGTCAATTGACATTGCCAGATATAATATTAGGTAAACCAGAAGAAACTGATGAAAAAATTAGTGCTTTTGTAACAAAAATGCAAGAATTAGGATTAAGTGTTGACGGTATAATGAGTGAAGTAGGCAATTCTTTTATGTCAGCATTTTCTGCTGTTATGGAAGGTGAAAATTTTGTAAAAGCATTAGGACAAATGTTAGGCCAAATTATTAAAAAATTAATTGCCGCTGCAATGGCTGCATTAGCACTATCAGCTATATTAGGTGGATTAAACATAGGTTCATTTCAAGGTGGTGGCACAGGTGTCAAAGAGATATTTGGTAAACTATCTGGTTTTGGAAAATTTGCAAACGGAGGTATTGTTAGCGCACCTACTATGGGTCTAGTTGGCGAATATCCTGGTGCAAGAAGCAATCCAGAAGTAATAGCACCACTAAGTAAATTAAAAGGTATGCTAGGCAATAATAACAATCCTAGTAACGTACAAGTCGGAGGGTCATTTGAACTAAGGGGACAAGATTTAATTGTTGCTTTAGAGCGTGCAAATTCTACTAGAAATAGAATTATATAATATTTATGGCATACGGTGTTAAATATAGATTAGATTTTAGTGATGTTTTAACCTTTGGTAAAAGACTAGAAATACTAAAAAAAAATTATTCAGGACCAAGAAACTTTATGGTCGGTCAAGCAGAGCCAGTAGTAATTCGATGGAATGCAAATGACGATTATTATAATTCGCCAATTGTAGGGTCTGTATGTTCTTTAAATTTATTCACAACAGACGATGTAAGCTATGATAATTTTTATGAATACGATGAGCGTGAATATCAAGTTAAAGTTTCTTACAAAGACGCTAATGACAATTATCAAACATACTGGATAGGCTATTTAGTAGTTGACAGGCATATAGAAGAATATAAATCAAATCCTGTTGCTTTTACTTTAAAAGCATATGATGGATTAGGTACATTAGATAATTATTCAACTCCTTTATATACATCACCAGTTAATGAAAATATTGGTATAACTAATAGAACTAGAATAGCAACTATACTAGCACATTTAGATTTAGATTTAAATATAAAAGTACAAGCAGATATAACGCCATTCTTTGCGTCAACTCCTACTTATCCATCACGTAAAGCTGTTATGAAAAGCACATTAATTAATGCTGGTCGTAATGAATTAATAAATAAATTTGATGTACCAACTTGCAAAAAACAATTAGAAGCTATACTTAAAAGTTATAATTGTAGAATATTTCAATCTTATGGATGTTGGTATATAGTAGAAAATACTAATATATTTGATTACAATGTAAAAAATACAATATTTACAACCTTAGCTAGTGGTGGTAGTGTAAGTAATATTAGAACAAGTATAAAAAATCAATTAGTTAGTTCTTCAGATGAAGTTGTACAAACCGATTTATATAATACAAGTGGTGTTTATCAATCTTCTAGTAATGATTCTGTCTTAAGAATAGTGCCTACAACATTAAAAAGTGTTGGAGGTGATTTAGTTAGAGAATATATACAACCTTTAAATAAGGCTCGATATAATTTTAAAACTACACAAGCTAATATATATGAATTTACTAGAAATGTAGGGTTTGAATATGGTTCTTATGGATGGACCTTAACAAGTTATGCGTCTTTAATAACTGATGAAACAGATCAGCAAGGTAACAAAGCTATTAAGTTAGTTTCTGCGCCATCTAGTGGTACAACTTTAATGTTTGAATCATTACTTAGCACAGCAAAATCTTGGAATCAAAACAATTCTGGAGTCATAGCACAAATAGGAGTGTTTCCAGAAAAAAACCAAAATACACTTTCTTCATTTAAGATACAATTTCAAATATTAGTAGTAGCTGGTCCTAATACACATTATTGGGATGCTGAAAATAGTACTTGGACAACAACTGCAACTACAATACAAAGAGACATAGAAACCTTTAATAATTGGCAAACTATAAGTATAAATTTAAGTGGTAATGGTTACCCAACTAGTTTAACAGGTCAACAAATAGGTATTAAAATATTTAATTGCACGTATTCTGGAACAGGTTTAGTAGATATTTATTTTGATAATGTCGGGATTATAGGTAACTTTTTTAGACCAGACGGTACAGCTGTTACAGGTGATACTAATGTAAATATACCTAGCACATATATAGAATTTGCAGAACGTAATAATAGTACACTAGTTTTTAGTGATGAAAAAACAATTACTGGTACTTACTACTTTGGTGGTGTACCAACTACTGATTATGCATTTCATAGAACTAGAGATTATAATACAAGAAAACCAATATTTGAACGACATTTACAAAACATAATGAATGACTATAGAGCTTTTGTTGTTAGATATGAAGGCACTTTTAGAAATGAAATACAAAACCCATTGTCTATGCACAATAGATTATGGTTTAATTTTGGTGCATCAATAGCACAAGACGAGCAAAGCTGTTTTATAAATGGCTTAGAATATAAAGTTAAATCTGCTTATGCTAAAATCATAGCACATTTACCAAATGATGATGATGATATTGATTTAAAGTTTAGAATTACAACAGAATAGATATTCAGAATCCCCTTTCTGTTTGCGAAGAAATCCCTAATTTTTTTTTAATTTTAGGGGTTTTTTTATGTTAATTGAAAATAATTTTTTATTTTTGTGTAAACTTTAAAATTAAAATATGTTTGAAAATCTATTTAAAGACGAGTTAAAAAGTCTTAAATTAAAACGGTATGACGTGTGCGAAATTCTTAAATGCACAATGCCTACATTAAAATCCAGAATACAAAATCCTGACACATTTACTATAAGTGAATTAAATATTTTACGTGATTGTGGGTTTGAAAATTCAGTGAAAAATTTAATAAACAATTAAACAATTAATAATATGAAAACAATTAACATTAGTGGTAAAAAATATGTTACCGTAAATGAACGACTAATTTATTTTAGACAACAAGAGCAATTTAAAAACTGGCAAATAGTAGAAGAAATAGTTTCTTTAGACGACAAAGAAGGTATATTTAAATGTAGCATAAATGATACAGAAGGTAACATAGTTTCTACAGCACACGCACAAGAATATAGAGATAGCTCTAAAGTAAATAAAACATCTTTTGTTGAAAATGGATTTACATCTGCCTTAGGTAGAGCATTGGGTTATTTAGGTATTGGTATAGATACTGCTATAGCATCGCAAGAAGAAGTTACAAACGCAAAAAATAATCAGAATGCAAAAAGCGACTCTAAAAAATGGCTGACAGCTTCACAATTTGAGGCAACACTAAAAGGATCTGAAAAGGCAGCATTAAATGTTTTAAAAGCCTTTAAAATGAAAGATGAATACAAAGAAAAAATAAATAATCAATTTAACTTTAAATAATAATTATGAGTGAACAAAAAAAATCAATTTATGTAAACGGTGTAAGATTTTTCCCAAAGGGAGATAAAGCACCACAAAACTTATTAGCTAATGGTGTAATTACACCAAATGAATTAATAAAATGTTTAAAGCAAGCTGAAGTACAAGATGCTAAAACAGAATACAAAGGGGAAACACAGTTTAAAATTAACCTTTGGCAAAATGATGACAATTCAGTTTCTATGAGTTTTAACACTTGGAAACCTGAGGGATCTAAAGAAGCAGATGAGGGGGATGGCGATTTACCTTTTTAGGTTATCGTTTTATAAGAAGGGATTCAGCAATGAGTCCCTTTTTTTTTAAAGTTTTTTTTCATTTATGTTGTGAAATTGAAAATATTTTTTTACTTTTAAACAAACAATAAAATTTATATTATGAAAACACAATTAAAAGATTTAAAAATTAAGTTAAAAGATGTCGAATCAAACATTAAATATTGCGAATATAAAGGCAAAAAACATATGCCAATATATAAATATTTTTTAGATAGAAGAGATACATTAATTTCAACAATAAATAACATAAGATGAAAAATAGAAAATACGAAGCAAACTTAATAGTATTTAGTATATCAATAGTTAGTATGCTTTTAATACTTATAACATTATAATAAAACAAAAAGTATAATAAAAAAAATATGAAAAAATATAATAACAACATACATATAAGTAAAACAGAAATGTCAGTTTTATCAGAAATTATTGGAGAATATGTAACTAGTACTATTGACTGCAAAGACCCACAAAAAATAAGCAATTTGATTCGGATAAATGCTATAGCAAGATTATGTGTAAAAATTTTTACAAAAGATTATTTAAATAAAGGATATATGATGCTTGATTGGGAGTCTATAGTTAAAAATTGGAAAATAAATATGATTAGAACTAGTCGAGATAAATTATTAGAAATACAATCCAAACATATAATTTTGACTGAATATAAAGATTTGCATCATTTTAATTCATATGAAAAACTTAAAGTAGAATTACCTAATGGAAGTAAATAAAGAAAAAAGAAAACAAATACCACTATATAGTGGCTTGTTAAAATATTTTCCAGATGCATTATGTGAAGTTGCTAAAGTTAGTTACATAGGTAGCAAGCAACATCATCCTAATGAACCTTTACACTGGGATAGAAATAAATCAACTGATGATCTTGATGCATTAATGCGACATTTAATTCAAGCAGGAGAGTTAGATACAGATGGTTTAAGACATAGTGCTAAAATCTGTTGGCGTGCATTAGCAAATTTACAAAAAGAATTAGAGAGTAAAAATGTAAGAAACGAACAATGGCACAAAGACCAATATAATCGTAATAGATTGCCAAAGGATCAAATAATATCAGGAACTGAATAAATAAAAAAAATAAAAATGGAAGCAAATAAATACACACCTGTAGAAGAAGCAGCACTTTTTTTACATCAAAGAGTCAAAGCTATGGAAATAGAAATTGACAGATTAAATGAAATCAATGAGTCATTATTCGACCAATATGAAATACAAAACGCTGAAATAGCAGAACTTGAAAAGAAAGTAAAAGATTTTGACAAGTTAAAAGAAGAAAATAAACAATTAAAAAAAGCACTTATAGGATGTTAGTACAAAAAGATAGTAATGAATTATATCATCAATCACCTGGTATTAGTGCTAGTGGTTTAAAGACAATATTTAAAAAATCTATATATCACTATCTAAACCAAAAACCTTTTGAGTCAAGTTCTATGGCTTTTGGTTCTGCTGTACATTGTGCAATGTTAGAGCCAGACGAGTTTTATAAAGAATACCACGTAATGCCAAAATTAGATCGTAGAACAAAAGATGGCAAAAGTCAATATGAATTGCAAAAACAAAAAGCAAGTGGCAAAATATTATTGAGTTATGATGACTTTAAAAAAATAGAACAAATACTAGTTAATTTTAGAGAACACGATTTGGCACAAAAATTTTGTAAAGGAGATATTGAATATTCACACTACACAAAATATGAAGATATAGAAGTTAGAATTAGACCTGATGTTTTAAATAAAGTAGGTAATTTTATTTGTGATGTAAAAACTTGTCAAGACAATTCACCAATGGCATTTAAAAGAGATGTGTATAAATATGCTTATCATTTACAGGCTGCATTCTATATGGATATGTTAGGCATAAATGATTGGCGTTTTGTAGCTGTACAAAATACTTATCCTTATACTGTAGAGGTATATGCATTAAGTGAAGAACTAATAGAACAAGGTAGAAGAGCTTGGCAAAAAGCATTTTCAGACTATAAATTATATATAGAATGTGGTATTGTATCAGGTTATAATTGGAATGAATTTAAAGAAGACGGAAGTCTAGTAATATAAATGGATATATATAGAGAAATTATAGAAAGATTTTATAACATAAAATTAGATGACAAGTCAAGATTAAGAAAATATATATATGCTCGTGCTATGTATTATTATATCTGTAACAAATATACTAATTACAATACTTCTGAAATAGGTCGAACTTTAAATAAATGTCACGCGACAGTATTGTATGGTATTAGTCAATTTCCTTATATGTTAAAATTTGATAAAAAATTAAATGAAGATTTTTTTTACATACGTGAACTATGTAATTTTAACAATAAGCCAAAAATGGATTTAGAAGAATTGTTACATAAATACAATGCATTAGTAATCAAATATGATATATTAAAAGAAAAATGCAAAAAAAGATAAATAAAATTTTAAATTTGTATTAAAACCACTATGCGAGAAAATCCATTTAACAAATATTTAACAAAAGAGGATAAATTACAGCATAGAATTATTAGTTATTTAAAATATCAATATCCTAGAGTGTTATATACACACGTACCAAATGAAGGTAAACGATCTGTCTTTGAGAGATATAAATTCAAATACTTAGGAGCTAAAGCAGGTGTGCCAGATTTATTAATATTTAAACCTAATAAAACATATTGTGGCTTGGCACTAGAATTGAAGGTGGGTTATAACAAACCTACTAAGTTACAAAAAGAATGGTTAAAAAATTTAGAGGATAATAATTGGTTAGCGTTATGTCTAAATAATTATGAAGAAATTGTAGAAACAATAGATAAATATTTAAAAAATGTATAAAGTGTATTTTGACTCGAACAATCAAAAAGTTAGATGGACACAAACATCTACAGACAATTTACATTATGATTATCAATATGTTGGCGCAATGACTAGAGTTGAATTTGATTTATTAGTTGAGGTCTTATGGGAAATCTTTGAAGATAAAGATATACCGTTTGAAGATTTTAAAAAATATTTTAATGACATTAGAGTTTTTTGCGACAAGATAAAGGTCTTAATGGATTAAGTAACAGACAATGAAAATAAATAAAATAATAAAACCTAAGCGTTTTGCACGCTTTACTGTAATTCCATCTGCCATATTTAGATTTAAAAATATAAGTATTGGTGCTACAGGCTTATATGCTTATTTGTTTAGTCACGACATTAAACAAGAAATAACAATTACATTTATTTGCAATCATTTTAAAGACGGTAGAGATGCCATTAATAGTAGAATAAAAGAACTTATAGATAAAGGCTTTTTAATACGTGAGAAAGTAAGAATTAAAGGTAAATTTGTTGGCACTAATTATATACTTAATGATGTACCACAGACTGAAAAACCACAAACGGAAAAACCACACGTGGTTAATCCTGAACAAAGTAATATTAATAATATATATACTAATAATAAAAGTAATATAAGTACTAAAAATAAAATGCCAATTAAATATAGTGAAACATCTAAAAAGGCATTTGATTATTTTGTACAATTATTTCCAGAAAAAAATAAGCCAAAAACAAAAGCACAAAAAACTAAATGGTTAGACTGTTTAGATAAAATAGAAAGATTAGATAAATATGATTTGCGTGATGTGTATGCAGTAAGTAGAGATTTAAGAAATGATGCATTTTGGAAAAATAATTTTTTAAGCATTTTAAAATTAAGAAATATTGACAAGAATGGCATCAAGTATATAGATCGTTTTATGTTAACTAAAGAAGATGATATAAATACTATAAAGAAAAAAATACAAGGTGCAATTAAATTTTACAAATACAATGAAACAAATGGTAATACAGCTATAGGTGTTAAAACAATTAATGGTGATATAGATTACACAATGCTTAAAACAATGCTAGATAAAAAAGATATAGATATAATTATAAACAACATAAATGACATTTGAAGATATTTTTGAATTGGAAAGGCAATTAGTTTTTCTACTAAATCAAAGTGGTTGGAACTTAGAGTGGGACAAAGATGAATATAGTTTCTTTGATGCAAAAGGTTATGATAAAAATGGCGATAGTTGTATTGTAGAAATGAAATTTAGAAATCAATACTACTTAAATAAAATGTTAGAAGAAAAAAAATACAATAATTTAATAAACAATAAAAACTACAAAAAAAAATATTATGCTGTAGTTGATAACAAAGGATGTTTTATTTACGATTTACACAATGTAGATATAACATTAACTAAGTCAATAGAATGTCCTGTAAAAACAATAACCGATAAAAAAGTAACAAAAATTAAAAAAATAATTTTACTTTTACATCACGACGCAATGAAATACAATTACAAATTTTTTTAAACAATGAAAAATGTCTTACTACAATGATCTTACAGAATTAGGAATAATACTGAAAAAAACAAGTGGCATATGTAAAGTTAAATGCCCTGAATGTTTACATACTAGAAAAAACAAAAAAGATACACCACTATCAGTAAATATAGATGAGGGTTTATATAATTGTCATAACTGTGGCTATTCTGGTAATGTTAAATTTAAATCTAAACCAGAGTACATAGTACCAGTAAAACAAAATGCTGAAGTTACTGAGCGTGTTTTAAAATGGTTTGCTACAAGAAAAATATTAGAACCAACTTTGGTACATTGGAAAGTAGGCGAATCTTTAGAATATATGCCACAGGTACAAAAAAACCGTAGAGTTGTAAACTTTAATTACTACAGAGAAAATAAATTAGTTAATGTAAAATATAGAGATTCTGAAAAAAACTTTAAAATGGTTTCAGGTGCTGAACTTATATTTTATGGGTTAGATAACATAAAAAATACTGATGTAGTTTACATAGTAGAAGGTGAAATGGATGCCCTGAGTATGCACGAATCAGGAATTTATTCTGTATGTAGTGTACCTAATGGTGCAAGTAAAGGTAATCAAAAACTAGAATACCTAGACAACTGTTATCAATATTTTAAAAACAAAAAATCTATAATTATTTGCACTGATAATGATGAAGCAGGTCTTATGCTAAGAAATGAATTAGCTAGAAGATTTGGCTTTTATAAATGTAAATATGTTGATTTTGGTGAATTTAAGGATGCTAATGATGTTTTAA